TGATCTCTAAGATATCATGTCTAAACCTAGACCAGATGATTACTTTACCAGAACTCTCCTCAATAATATCAAGCACGGCATTCATTCGAGTAGACGGAAAGGTCAGCATCTCCCCATCATCTGTCTTCAAGTGTCCAGACATGACCTGTTGTAGGCGTAACATCTGAGTGATTACAGCGGGAGCCGTGACTAACTCTCCCTCATCGAGTAAGACCATAGCATGGCGGCGAATACTTTCGTACATCTCTAGCTGTTGTTTACTTAATGTAACATACCTGGTCGTATATATTTTCTTTGGTAGATCCAAACAATCTTTTTTCAATACTCGATACGAAAACAAATCTATCTTGGATGTTAACTCATCCAAGTTTCTGTATCCTATGACCTGTTGGAAAGCTTGAGCTCCCATCTTCATTTGTTTTACCACCGCATACCTACCTCTGAATGCATAATAGTTATCATAACCCAAGATCCCAGGTTCGAGGAACTCGGCTTGAGCATAGATATCCAGAGGAGAGTTTGTAATAGGTGATCCAGTTAGTATTCTTTTATACTCGAACTGAGCGGACACCTTATGCAGGGCCTTGGTTCTTTTAGCTTGAGGATTTTTAATTGTTGTGCTCTCATCAACCGCAATCATACCATGTTTACCGTATCTTTTTGCCAACCAATCCCCCGCTTGCTTACCTTTTAGTGACGAAAAAGCCTCAACATTCATAACAAAGATAGTAAGACCACAATAATTTTCTTTGACTGACGCTAACTCTGCTTTTTGTTTCTTATTTGGTGCTGCCACCCATCTAATTACTCGATAATGCACATCTTCTGACATATGGTCTGGTATTTCTCGTTGAATCCAATTACGATACACGCCCTTGGGGGCAATAATCAAAGCGAAGTTTACTTTACCTTCTTGAAACAACATACCTAGATTGTCGATTAGCATTTTCGATTTTCCAGTTCCCATTTCGCACAAGAAAGCAAAGCCTTTTTTGTCTTCCGCTCTTTCCAATGCGGTATACTGATGGTCAAAAGGTTTAGTTTTAAATTTGTAGTTGACAGTCATCTATTCCTCCATTTATAGTTGATTTTACGGAAGACACAATCCCGTGTCAACCATTTTAACCTGAGAAGGAATAAATCTATGGAAATCTTTGAAGATTACTATGATGAAGCTGATGCAGTATCACAAGTCAATACTGAAACAGCAAAAAATTTAAGTGGCTTGGTGCGAAACCTCAGAAAAGTAGAAGATCAGATCGAGGACGCAGAACAACATGTCAAAGAACTGAAGAGGGCAAAGCAAAAGCTTTCAACCGAAACAATACCCGCTCTAATGGATGAGATGGGTCTTGAGCGATTGGATGTGGATGGCATGACAGTTCAAAGAAAGTTGATTGTTCATGCATCGATACCCAAAGATCGTACTGATGAGGCCCATGCCTGGCTACGAGAGAATAAATATGATGACATTATAAAGAATGATGTCACCTGTTCTTTCGGCAAAGGCGAGGACAACATGGCGGGAGATGTCGTAGGTATGCTCGAGGAGCGAGGATTCTACCCCAAAACCAAAACCCATGTACACTCATCCACTCTAAAGGCCTTTGTTAAAGGTCTTGTCGAGGGAGGAAAGCCTGTCGATCTCGAATTGTTCGGGGCTTATGTTAATAATGCAGCTGAAATACGGAGGAAATAACTATGAATGATGTAACAAAAACCAAAGGAACCGCGATGTCTACTGAAGTGATGGACGATATCTTTGAAAGTGCTGGAGAGGGAGCAAGCTTTGACAGTAGTGAGATGCAGATCCCATTTGTCAGGCTTATCCAGGCTCTGTCACCCCAGATCTCAAAAAAGAAACCTGAGTTCATTGAGGGTGCGTCACAAGGAGATGCGTTTAACACCGTTACGAAAGAGTATTGGGACGGAGAACAAGGTCTTACCGTTGTGCCGTGCTTCCAAACAACAAAGTATCTGGAGTTCGTACCTCGAGAGAGCGGCGGAGGGTTCCAAGGAGAGATCGCACCAGACGATCCTTTAATACAACAGGCCACGCGGACTGGTGCAAAGGAGATCTTACCTAACGGCAATGAGCTCGTTAAGTCGGATCAGCATTTCTGTTTGATTGTTGGTGAGGATGGGTCTTTCCAACCCGCGATCATTGATATGAAATCTACTCAGCTAAAGGTCAGTCGTAATTGGAAGACTATGATTGCGATGCAAAAAGTAGATCATCCTACTAAAGGTAAGGTCACCCCTGCGGTCTTTGCTACTAAGTGGAAACTATCTTCCATTGAGCAGAGCAATGACAAAGGTACGTTTGCCAATTGGCAAGTTGAAAAGATAGGTCTTGTTGATAATCGAGATCTATTGATGGAGGCCAAAGCTTTCCGCTCAAGTGTGGCGGCAGGCGAAGTTAAAGCTGCACCAGAGGAGTCTCCTAGCTCCGCTGTTAACGGAGATGAAATACCGTTTTAAATGTAGCACGGTGGCGGAGAGGGGATGCTCCGCCACTTTTTCTAGGAGATACTAATGTCGAATGCAAAAAGATTATTGGAAGCCTTTGAAGGATCTTCCCTAGCTCACGGTAGAACTACCGTGGGGCGTGTTGGACGCAATGGGAAGACAGACGCTAAGTACACAGTGCTTCGAGAACCTCTTACTGAAACAGTAATGCAACATCATATTGATGGTAAGCAAGGTGTGAACTCAATCCCCATCAATGCAGACAATCAATGTAAGTTTGGTGTTCTTGATATTGACATATATGATTTAGACTTAGGCGAATTAAATAAAAAGATTAAAAAATTAAAGCTTCCCCTTTTCCAATGTCGATCCAAGTCAGGTGGAGCTCACCTGTTTTTATTCTTAAAGGATTGGGAGCCAGCGGCTTTGGTACGAGAGTACCTACTCGAGATGTCTGTTGTGTTAGGATACGCTAGTGATTGCGAGATCTTCCCAAAGCAAGACAAGATTATGGCTGACCGGGGGGATGTTGGTAGTCATATCAACGTACCGTACTTCAATGCAGAACAAACCATGCGTTATTGTTTCGATAGCCAGGGCCAGGCGATGGAGTTGGAGGAGTTTCTAACCGCAGTTGAGAAGGGTCGAGTATCAATATCCGAACTGAATGAGATGGATCTTGGTGGTAAACGGGAAAGTTTTACGGACGGACCGTATTGTTTAGAAGTAATGACCAGTCTGGGGAAAGTTTCAAAGTACAGAAACATATTTATGTTTGCGGTCGGTGTGTATTGCCGAATGAAGTGGCCTGATGATTGGAAGAAACACCATGAAGAATACAACAGACAGTTTTGTTCACCCGCTCTCCCCTCGAGGGAGGTGGTAGATATCCAGGGATCACTAGAGAAGAAAGAATATTTCTATCAGTGTGACCAATGCCCATTAAAAGATCATTGCGATAAGGATCTATGTAAGACCAGACCCTATGGGGTGGGTAACGATGCCTTGGATCTTCCTACGATGGGAGGTCTAACGATTATAAAATCGCAACCTCGACTTTACTTTATGGATGTTGAAGGCAAACGTGTAGAACTATCCACGGATCAATTAGTTAACCAGGGCCTTTGGGCAAAGGCATGTGTGGAACAGATCAGTTACTTCCCATCTATGATGAAGCCAAGCAAATGGAACTCAACAATAAACCAGATGTTACAAGAGGGAACCTACTTAGAGGTGACCGAAGAGTTTACATATCACGGACAGTTTAAAGATCATCTTAGAAACTATTGTACAAGTCGAGTACGCGCTATGTCCCCTGATGAGATCCAGATGGGCAAGCCCTGGACCGAGGGCGGAGTTACTAAATTCACAATCAATGGTCTAATGGAATATCTAAATAGACAAGATTGGAAACACTGGTCCAAGGCTCAAGTACAAGAGGGTATTAAAGCATTGAACGATGACAGTGATGGTGTGGGGCACCAGAACATAATGAGAGGCGGCAAACGAACTTCGATTAGAGTTTGGTTTGTTCCTTCTTTTGAACCAGAAGAACTTGAAACAATCACAAAGGAGAATGATGATGACAAAATCCCCTTCTGAGAAACTGATACCTGTTAGCGAAGTTGCTGACTGGTTAGGTGTATCCAGATCCACTATTTATAAGTGGGTAGAACTAGAAAAATTTCCGCCGCCCTTGATCCTTGGAATCGAGGGAGATGGTAAGAGGAGTGCAAGCAGGTGGTATAAGTCTGAAGTCACCGCTTGGTTAGAAGATCGACCGCGTGGTATTCAACATGGGCTCTAGTACTCTGATCTTTGGACCTCCTGGTTGCGGCAAGACTTACACTCTTATTGAGAGCGTTAAGGAGGCCCTGGCTGAAGGCACGTCTCCAGATCGTATAGCGTTTGTATCATTTACAAAGAAGGCGGTGCGTGAAGCTACGGATAGAGCCTGTGCTGCGTTTAACCTGACGGAGAAAGATCTACCTTATTTTAGAACACTACACTCTATGGCCTTTAGAGGGCTTGGGTTGCAGTCTTCTGATATGCTTGGTCGAGATGATTGGAGAATCTTAGGGAACCAACTTGGTTTAATCTTTGATGGAGTAAGCGGAGTATCTCCAGACGATGGAATGATTATGCCTTTGCCGATTGGTAAGGGAGACACCTATCTTCAGTTAATGACAAGAGCTCGATACAAAATGATTTCTTTTGAAAAAGAATACAACCAACATGGAGACCGGGATATGTATTTTCCACTCCTAGAAAAGATTGAGAAAATTGTTTCTACTTACAAACAGGAAAACACTAAGTATGACTTCGTTGACCTGATAGAACTATACATACAATCTGTTATGCCTCCCTCGTTAGATCTATTGATTGTTGATGAGGCACAAGATCTGACACCGTTACAATGGGAAATGGTAAAGACAATAAGCTCGAATGCGAAGAAGGTTTTATATGCAGGGGACGATGACCAGGCGATCCACCGATGGACAGGTGTTGATGTACGGTTATTCCTAGGTTGCAGCGATCAAAAAGAAATACTTACTCAGAGTTATAGATTACCAGTGTCAGTGCATCGTTTGTCTCAGCACTTGGTGCATAGGATAGATGAGAGACAAGAAAAAGAATTTAAACCTACCGAGGATCGAGGGTCTGTAAACTTTCACAGACAGATACGAGAACTTGATTTCTCCACAGGATCTTGGACGTTGATGGCTCGAACCAATGCAATGGTACGAGAGTGGGGGGAGTTACTACAGGCCGAAGGTCTTTTGTATTCTATAAAAGGTAGGAGTAGTATTAGCCAATCCACGGCAGAAGTGATTACTTCTTGGAAAAAATTACAGAGGGGAGAACATTTACCTCTTGCATCTGTTGTTAAACTCTACGAAAATGTCCCCAAGATGGGAGATTTCAAAGTAGTGAAACGAGGTTCGAGCAACCTATTACAGGCCGTTGATCCTGAAAGCCTCCTGTCTTACGAAGATCTTAAAGAAAAATATGGAATGGAAGCACCCAAGGACCGAGATGCGATGGACGTGGCTCGACTAGGCACTCATGATAAGCTTTACTTTGAGGCTATTGAGCGGAGAGGCGAGGACATTCTGGACGAACCTAGGATTAAACTGTCAACCTTTCACGCTATGAAGGGGGGAGAAGATGATAATTGTGTGGTATCTTTATCAAGCACTCGAGCATGTGCTGAGAATAGAAACCAAGACGATGAGCACCGTGCATTTTATGTTGGCGTAACGAGAGCTAAGAAAAATCTGCACATAATTGAGTCCGATAAAAAGTACAGGTATTTAATATGAAAAGAGAAGAGTTACTACAAAAAGCAGAATCCTTGGTCAACGGTCCGAGAGCCAAGCATTATGGAGATGCTTACGAAAACCATGAGCGTATCGCCAAGTTATGGTCTGTAGTGTTAGGGGTAGACATCACTGTTGCCCAAGTTTATCTTTGCCTAAACCAATTGAAGGTATCAAGACTTATTGAAACCCCTGATCATGAAGACTCTTGGGTGGACATAGCTGGATATGCAGCTTTAGGTGGAGAGAAATGGAACGAGTAAGGAGATATAACAATGAATATACCAACAATTTATGCGACTAAAGAAACTATTAACGGCAGCAATGTTTTAACATTTGATTGTACGAAGTGTGGGAAGAAGCACACGCATGGGTATGGAGAAGGACATCGTGTGGAGCATTGTAGTTTTGATGCCAAGGATCGATGGGAAGATGGTTACTTTTTAAAAGAAAAATGGGACGCATAGATCCTATTATATCTTGGTGGAGTGCGGGCGTGACGAGTGCGGTTGCTACTAAACTTGCCATAGATAAGTATGGATCTGATGCCGTCCGACCTATGTACTTTCAAATAGATAGTGCTCATCCTGACAACGACAGATTTAAAAGTCAGTGCGAAGAATGGTACGGTAAAGAAATAGAAGTTCACAGATCTCATAAGCATAAGGATCAGTTCCAAGTTATCATCAAAGATAAATATGTTAATGGACCAGGTGGTGCCCGATGTACTTTGGTTCTCAAGAAGAGAGTTCGTCAAAGGATAGAGAAAGAAGTAGATTACTCAGGCCAGATCTTTGGGTTTGAGTATAGCAAAAAAGAAATCAATCGAGCCATTCGATTTAAAGAACAGTATCCTGATGCCAAACCTTTGTTCCCTTTGATTGAGAACAAGGTCAATAAGAAGGAGTGTCTTTTTTATTTAGAGCAACAAGGAATTAAACGACCAACGATGTACACTCTTGGATACAACAACAATAATTGTATCGGTTGTGTGAAGGGCGGCATGGGATATTGGAATAAAATACGGACAGACTTTCCAGATCATTTTGAAAAAATGGCACAGGCAGAAAGACAAGTGGGTAATTCATGTATAAGAGGAATCTTTTTGGATGAACTTGACCCAGAGGCAGGAAGAAGACAGAAGATTGTGACCCCAGATTGTGGTAATTTTTGTGACATTGAATTTACAGAGATCATGCATCCTAGAGTTGAGTCGATCTACGAACAACCAGAACAATTATCTTTTATGTTTGAGGAGAAGTGATGCAGAAGAATCTATTTGAGATCAGTAGCAGTAACGATGATGACTACCTAATAAAAAACGAAATGGATCTCATTGAAAAAGACTGGAACATACCACCAGAGTACCCCGACCTAACAGGGTATAAACAAATAGCGATAGACCTCGAGACATGTGATCCTAACATCATGACTTTAGGTCCTGGTTGGTCAAGAAACGATGGGCATATAGCCGGGATTGCGGTAGCAGCAGGGGATTACTACGGATACTTCCCAATCAAGCATGAGAACGGACATAACTTAGACCACAAGATGACCATGAAATGGTTGAAGAAACAGATGGAAACCCCTGACATTGATAAGATCATGCACAATGCCACCTACGACGCAGGATGGCTCCGCTCAGTGGGCATTGATGTCCAGGGTAGGATAATCGATACGATGCTTGCTGCGGCTCTCATAGACGAGAACAGGTTCTCCTACAGCCTAAACAATTTAGGCAGAGATTACCTGGGTGAAACAAAAAGTGAGAGGCTTCTTAGAGCAGCCGCCGCAGAATGGGGGATCGATCCCAAGGCAGACATGCACAAACTACCTCCGAAATATGTGGGAGCCTACGCAGAACAAGACGCAGTGCTCACATTAAAACTCTGGGACAGATTCAAAGCGGAGATAGCACAACAGGAACTAAGTCACATTTTTGATTTAGAAACATCTCTTATACCAGTAATGCTTGACATGAGACAGAAAGGCGTTCGCGTAGATCTTAACAAGACAGATGAAATTCGTTCAGAACTCAGGTCCAAGGTGCGAGAACTGAAAGCAGAGATCAAACGTAAGAGCGGCGTGGACATCGAACCTTGGGCAAATGCCTCTGTAGAGAAGGTGTTCCAAAAGCTAGACATCGAGTACCCTACTACGGAAGCGGGTAGCCCATCCTTTACAAAACATTTCTTGAATGCTCACCCTAATGATGTAGCTCAGATGATTGTAAAGCTACGAGAGTTTGACAAGGCAGACAGTACATTCATTGATAGTATCATGCGCCATGAACATAAAGGTCGGATACACACAGAGTTCCACCAACTTAGAAAGGACAATGCGGGAACTGTAACAGGAAGATTTTCGTCTAGTAACCCGAACCTCCAACAGTTTCCTGCGAGGGATCCAGATATTAAGAAGGCAATCAGAGGATTGTTTCTACCAGAAGAAGGTGAAAAGTGGGGAAGCTTTGACTACTCGAGCCAAGAACCGAGGCTCCTGGTGCATTTTGCATCGTCACTACCAGATGGAAT